TTAAATACGAAATTTCCTCACAACATCCTGCAACTGCGTAGCCAAATGATTCAGATCGTTACATGCCATCGCCATCTGTTTCGCACCAGTAGCCACCTCTTCAGAAGCGTCGCTAATATTTGCGACATTACGGTTTAGCTCTTCACTTACCGCCCCCTGTTCTTCTGTCGCAGTAGCAATCTGAATATTCATTTGAGAAATGCTGCTCACTGAACCGCTGATTTTCGCAATCGATTCTCCGGCCTCTTTAGCTTTGTTAACAGTCTCAATCATCATAGCTTGGCTCTGCTGCATTGTATTCCCAGCTTCACTAGCCCGTAACTGCAATTCAGAAATGATGCTATTGATTTGAGAAGTGGAGTCCTGTGTCCGTTTGGCTAGCGTTCGCACCTCATCTGCCACGACAGCAAATCCTCTACCCTGTTCACCAGCTCTTGCAGCTTCAATGGCCGCGTTCAGCGCTAACAAGTTAGTTTGTTCAGCAATACCTTGGATCACCTCCAATACCATCCCAATATTACGGCTATCATCTCCCAATTTACGGATCACTACCGCGGTAGCTTCTATCGCTCCAGCGACCTTATCAATACGCACAATCGAGTCATTAACTGTTTCACTACCTTGCGTCGCAGTGCCACTTGCCTGTGTCGCTGCATTGGCGGCATCGTTGGTATTGCGAGCGACGTCTTGTACTGTAGCTTGCATCTCATGCATCGCAGTGGCCAACTGGTTTAGCTCATTTTGCTGAGTTTCCATATTGTTGGATGACTGCAAAGCAACAGCGCTTATCTCCTCGGCCGCAGAGCTAAGTTGCACTACAGAGTTGGAAACCTCACTAACCAGCATGCGCAAGTTATCTTGCATCTCATTAAAGCTATCTGCCAGTTGACCAAACTCATCACGGGCAAACATATTCATGTCGAGCTTATTGGTCAAGTTACCAACTGATACCTGATTAGTTTGCTTTAACAACAACATTATGGGATTTTTTATCTGACGGATTAACAGTAATGCCATCGCTAGTACAAAAAATATTGTGCCAAGTCCCACTATAATGCTGAGCATTTTGGCTGTTTTGTAGGCTGACTCACTGCTTATCGCCATCTCCTGTGCTGCGCGATCATTTTCATTTCGTAAATTCGCAGTTTCTTCTCCAGCCACTTCCAAAGTTTGTTTGGTCACTGTTTTGATCATCACATTTGCACTCGCCATGTCCCCTTTTTCAATGGCTGTCACCAATGATGAGTGTGCAGCGAAATATTTTTCGGCGGCGGCGCTAAGTTCGTCAAACTGTTGCTTGTCTTCTGCAGACACAAAATCCAGCTTAGCATATTGCTTGTCGGCGATTTCAAACTCGCGCTTGGCAGTCTCAAAACGCTGCTTACTAATCTCCAGGGCAGCAGAGTCCTGTTTCATCACGTCAATTACCATGTTTAATTCAGCACGTCGAGCATCAAGTAATGCAACATGCATTTGAGCAGATGCACGAATAGAAGGGATTAGGTTTTCAGTAATCTTAGTCGTATTACTATGCAAGCTGGCAAGCTGAGTAACTGAAAACCAAGCCAATCCCAACACCAGTAAAGAAAGGATAAAAAAACACTGTGGTCATTTTTTGTATTATTGTCATGCTTTTAAACATAAACTAGCTCCTGTCTGATACTTTTTCGAATGGTACAAACGGAAAAATTTTTAATATCGCTCTTAGGGAACGATATACAAGATCCCCTAAAGTATCAGTATGATCTGTACTTTTAAAAATGAACAATTTGCTTAGTATTTTTTATTAATGACAGTCATTATTCGCAATAGATGTTCAAGACAAGGAAAGTTAGATAATGGCTACAGGTGGTATTTGTAAAGGCTTCTCCATTACAGAATATCTATTGAGGGAAGTATGAAGCATTTCTGTCTAAATGAGTGCCCTTCTACTTAGTAAAGCAAGCCTTTAGAAAAATCATGCCAGTGCAGCTTCACTGGCATTGATGTGAATATTGATGCATTTTCGGGCAATGCTCATACAGTAAAGTGCAAGAACCATAGTGATGAATCCACGATTTCAAATACTGTCAATTGAAGAACGACTCACAATAAAACACTAACAAAATGTGAGTATTACAAAAAAATAATCAAAATCTAGTTTGGTTGATTTAACGTACTATTTTACTATTTTCTTACTACAGGCCACAAAACTCACGGTCAAATCATGAAAGCAAATATGTTATTCTTTCTGCAAGCGCATATTTCTTTTCATCATTTAATCGCGAATTACTTTGCATAGGTATCTGTCCGAACTTTTGATAAAATCCAATCAACGGGTTAGCAGTCTTGGTGGACAACCGGCTAACCCGCCAGCCCTCGTAAGAGGGCGTTTCATTTAATTCATCCTATCTAGCAGTGCCATTTCGGCTTTTCTTAGCCAGAAGATGTAAGACTTTTTGCTGTCAAATCCCATTAAGGCCCACTGCTCTTTACACAGGTAATGGGCGCGGATGGCACGTTTGCAGTTTATGGATAACTGCTCAACGAGGTGGTCAAAATGGGCGACGTGGGCAGGCACGTTGAGTTCGTGCTTTAAGTTGCCACCGCCCAGCGCTTCGCCTAAACGGTCGCAGGCGCTGCGGTTTGAAAACCCCTTGCCTAACTCTTGGTACACCCAATAACGGCCCCAGCGATAAAGCCCTAACCGCAACGCCTTAATGTTCATCATCTGCTCGGGTTCATCGCTAAAGCCCATTGGCCACCTCATTTATCTTCTCAATCGAAAGCTTAAACACATCAAGGCATATCGATGTCACATCGTCATAGGGCGCAGTAGTACGGCCATTTTCCCAACGTTGGTAAGTGTTGCGGCTAATGCCGTAAATCTCAGCCACTTCGTCTTGGGTCATGCCCCGTAAACGGCGCCCTACTTTCAATACATCCGCGGCGCGATTAGCCATAAATCCTCCTGCGTGAAGTCCATAACCCAGTTGTGCTATTTGTTATTGTTATCGTCATAACCACCCCACTAACATTGGCTCGTCCGGCTCACTCGTCTCAGTGGTCGATTGGCGCATTATCTCGGGCGCCACATCATCAAATCCCAGCGTGATTAAGTGCGCATGGTAGGCATCCAACGCCATCAGCATGCCCTTATCTAAGGTGCTGTTAACGTAAGTACGCAGCAGTAATGGCAAGGTGTGATTCAATATCCGCTCCCCCACCATGGTATCTACGCCCATATCGGCAATAATGGTGCGGCACAGTTTTCTTAGCGCATGGGAGGTAAACGCCTTAAACCGAATCGTCTCACTCCAATATTGCGCGGTCCGAATGCTCACCGGCCCTACTTCGCCTGGGAACAAAAATGCCCGCTTGCCCACATGCGTGTATTGCCACTGGGCATAATGGGTTATCAGCTTCTTGGCTGTCGGCGTCATAGGTAAGCGATGCTCTTGGCGGTTCTTGGCATTCTCGGCGGGAATAAACCAGTAATCGCCGGCAAAGTGGTCCCAACGTGCCAAGCGGGTTTCACCTATGCGGGTACCGAACATCAACATCAGCACAAACAACATCGCCACCGGTCTTACTGCATTTCGCAATGCGCTGAATAACGGGCCCACGTCCGACTCGCTTAACTGCGTGCCCACCAAAGGCGGCATCTTCAAGCTCATTTGCACCCGATACCCCGCCAAGCTATTGCTGTCTAACACCCGTAAATCTGCCGCAACCGATAACGCTCGCTTCAACACCTTCACCGCCGCTTTGATGTAATTGGCCGAATAGCCCTGCGCCAACATGGGTTTGATTAAATAACTGTCCACCGCGATAAAGTTCAGCTCATTGAGCGGTAACTCAGCAAAGCAGCCGCTGAGATGTTTACTCACTAACGATTTACAGTTACTGCGCCAGCTGTTGCTTAAGGTGCGGTTGCACTCCACATGGGTGACAAACCACGCCAGCAATTGCGCGACGGTGGCAAACTCGTTGCTGATTACCGCTTGGCCCATGCTGCGCTTGGCGAGCAAGCTAGGTAACTCGGTTAAAAAGGTCTTCAAGCACATCACGGGCCACACGCCCTGCTTTTGCCACACGGTTTTGCCCGCCTCGTTCATTACTAAATACACCGAGGCTTGGCGTCTATCGGTCGAGGCCCGTAACCGCACTGCCGGAAACTGCGTGTCCCGAAAGTCCCGCGTTATCCCTGCCCGCAACCAACGGCGCAATACTGCATCGTTCAACTTGCCTTGCTCTACGCCTGTTGCTGTCATCACCTGCGCCATCTAGCCCTCCAATCGATATTCAAAGGTGTGATGGGTACCCGAACGTATCCGCTTCACCCGCTGGTTCATCGGCATATCCCGAAACCGCGCACTTAACGCCGTCTCGCTGTCGTGAACCCCAAAGCGGTTAAAGCTCTCTTGCTGGATTTCAAACAGGGTCCAAAACCGTTTCCCTGTGATGATGCGCATCAAGCGTTCGCGCTGGGTCAGTGGTTTATTCGCCATCATTTGCCCCCTTAAGCCCAAGGTTGGTTCGTAAATTGGCAATAATTGATTTCGCCTTGGCCGCCTCAGTCGGCCGCGTCACCGTTTCAGGTAGTGCCTTTGGCAATTCCACATCGGTCAACTCGCCACGGCTAAAGCGCCTGCATAACACTGTGTAATTGCGCTCAAACGTCATCAACACATCCTTTTCAAGCCCTGTGGCAAACATCCAACTGCCCGTCTCGCGCACCGCTAAGCGCACCACATCATGGCTCCACGTATGCTTGTCAGGGTGATGGTAATGGCGGGTTGCCTCCTTGAACGCGGCCTCTAACGTGGGCAGCCCCAAATCACAGGCCGTGGGTTGGCACCACAGCGCAAACTGGCGTGGTGTCGGCCAAAACTGCCTATCGCCCTGCTCACGTCTGGCGCGATTCAGCCCAGCTTGCACTTGCTCACGGCTCGCAATCCCCTGCGCCGCCAAGGTTTTTAGCCACTCGGCTTTGTGGGTCGCTTCGTCCTCAGGCCGCGGCGCACTCACAGGGAACAACACCCGCAACTTGCTAAACACGCTGTCCACAATCGCCATGTCCATTGCCGTGGGTTCGAGTTGGCTCACACGCCCCTGCCCAACCAACGGCTGGCGGATTAAGGTCTGCAGTGATTTCATGCTCGCATTTTGATTGGCAGTCATATCAAAGGGTCCTCTGGGTCATACACCGCGTAGCTCCAATCCACTTGCCCAACGGCGGTTGCCATCGGTCTTGGCAACGGAGTCAGCCAGTGGCGTTCGCGGATAAACTTGGTAATGCCGAGCACAAACTGGCCGTTCGCGCTAAAGCCCCAACTCGTATCCAGCGCCGCAGCTTCCTTCAACCACGTCACCGCCAACACGCAATCGGCGTCGGTCAGCTTTTCGGCCTTCCACGCTTTCCATGCAGCCGAGTCCGAGCCGCCTTTGCGATGGGCGGGGTAGGCTTTGAAAAACGCATTGAAAACCGACTTAGCACTCGTTGCTGGACAAGAGTCTTTTAAAGATTCATTGATAGGTTCAAAAGAGTGACAGATTCTGGGTGAATCTGCTGCACCCCCAATATTTTCTAGGGGTGAATATGCTGCACCCTCAGTATTTTCTAAGGGTGAATTTGCTGCACCCTCAGTAAAATGTAAGGTTTGAGCAGGTTTATCACTCAGAACACACGATGAAAAGTCCAAAATATACAGGTTGGATGTATTGCGTTTATGCTCACTCTTGCGGGTAATTTTGCGCACCAGTCCGACGTCAACCAGCGCATTAATGTGGTTAATCGCCGACCGCTCGCTTATCTCGCAAGCCTGCGAAATATACTCGTAACTCGGCCAGCATTCGCCTTGGTCATTGGCGTTATCGGCAAGCTTGATCAACACCAGCTTGCGCAGTGGATTACCCACCTTGGCCTTCATCGCTTTTACCATCAATTCCATACTCATAAGTCACCCCCAAACAGAGCAACCCACAAACTCGAATTGACGCAAACCCCATGCTTCAGTAACATGATATTGCCTCTCTTAGGTATTAAGCCCGCATCGGTCGCCAAAACTTCAGCGGGCTTTCTTATGTCTACAACAACGGGATCAACTGCAATGCGCCCCGTTGCCCTCCGCTCGCTCGCCTTCACTGCCAAGCAAGTAAACCTTGTGCGCCAAGTTAGTGCGCAACTGGCTAAAAAAATCACGCCGTTTAATGTGCACGTTGCGGCTTTTCGCTATTGCACTCATATCAGCGGCTTTCACATTAGCCGCACTCGCATCAGCCGCGCCCACATCACCCGCCAATAGCGCAATAGAACGCTCCGCGCGTTGTTCTTCCATCAGCAGATAATTCATAATCCAATCGATGCTCACCGTTGGCAGCAACAACTGCTTACCACTGCCCAGCAACGCCTTATCCACGATGTCGGTCGCGATAACCGCCAAACGCTCGGGGCGACTATGCTGCAATTCATCGCAGTTCCTTAACACCTCAACCATTCGGCCCACCTGCGTTCGCTTAAACAACTCCGCCGTGGTATGCCCATGAAAACAGGCAATGTCTTTGCCCATGTTCACGCCACTTAACGCTGCCCGTTCAGTGGTCCCCGCGCTAAGCTCAGCCACATTAGGCTCAGTGCTATTAGGCATGTTCGACTTAGCTTTAAGCGCCATCGCCTTAAGCATTAACTGCTTTGCTTGCATCATGAGTAACGTCACTTGCGCGGTTTCCATCTCGGTAAGCGCGGCCACGGCGGGCCCATCACTGCTAACTTGCCCATGCACCGAACACGCAGCGCCGCCCTCCAAACAACAAATTAAACATTCAGGATCAAACATCGTTTATCCTCCTCACTTCATGATCTTAGGTATCAAGCCCGCATCGGTCGCCAAACTGTGGCGGGCAATTTGATAACTGCGTTTTTTACGCGCCCAGTTATCACTTAACTGATTTGTGAACATGCCATTCACTCCTTTTTCGTTCAAACAAGTCATTTCAACAACTGCCACTTATGCCCATTAGCACACACGGCGCGTTTCGAGCCCGACTTGGTTTGCTTTAAAGCCAAACCGCACTGGCCACACGGCACATCAGCTACCCGCTTAAGCATCACCGCATTAATCTGTGCGCTGTGATTCGCTCGTTTGGGCCGATAACCTAACGCCCGCGCCACTTTTACATACTCTTTCGCAATCCATTTGCCATCGGGTTCTAAATGCAAACCGTCGCCGATCATGTCGCCCAAGCGGATCAACTGCTGATGCAGCTCAGTCTTAGCACTGGCGATAACATTAATGTTAAGGTTCGATTGCGGCATCACGGTCACTTCTCGGCCGCGTATTGCGCCGCCTTGCCACCGTGACTCGCTAAATACGGATACGCCAGCTCTAATGCCGCCATGCTCGCTTGCGTGGTCGCCGCCGACTCTTTTAACTCGCGGTGCGCCGCCACTAACTGCTCGCGCTTGGGCTCACAGCCCAAGTGGATCACCGCCACTTGCGCCTCGGCGTTCTCTTTGGTGAGCGACGCCGCCATATCGGCCACATGCAACACATGGCCATCATTCATGCGATCGGCTATGACCGTCACCCCAGTGCAACCAAACACATCGTTGAGATACTGCACCCGCAAATGCTCGGGCAGTGCCGCCACCAGTGCTTGCTCAACATGAAACAAGCGATCCGCCTGCGGATGCTGGCCCTCGTACTGACCAAGCCAGCGGAACAGCTTTTGGGCATTGATCCGCGCATCGTTGTGCACGTCTTGACTGCTGGCAAAGCTAATGCCCTCCGCCGCCAACACTTCACTCAGCCCAAGGCGCTCAACTGCCGCAACAAAATCTATCGCCAGCGCAAAGCGTGTCATCTTGGGCAACTCCAACACCCGATGAATCGATTTCATCAACAAATTCAAACGGCTATCTTTTTTACGTGAATTGGTTTTCATGCTAATAAGCCTCTCTCTGTTAACGTGTTATGACGGTTCAGTATTAAGCGGCGTGCTCAGGGCTCATTAACGGCAATTCAGTCGCCTTGAGTTCACCGCCAGTTAACCGTTCGATTTGATAAGCGCGGAGTTCGGGAACGTCTACAGGCCACTTCGATATGGCGGCTTGAGACACGCCAATAGCGGCCGCGAGCTTTGCTTGTGAACCAAAGTGATCTATGGCTGCGGCTTTTTTCATAATGACTCCAAAGTGAATGAAACACAGCAACAATATAACTATGGTTAATTCAAGTCAATAACTTTGGTTAGTTGCCATATATAACCTAGGTAATATACTTAACCAATGAAAACACTTGCCCAAAACATACGTGACAGAATGGCAGCCATAGGCATGACTCAAAAAGAGTTAGCCGAACGAGCGGACATTTCTCAAGTCATGGTACATAAACTAGTGTCCGGTAAAGTTAAAACTACTGGAAAGCTGCTAAACATAGCGGCCGCTTTGCGTTGCACCGCCGAAGAGCTTCAATATGGCGAAGAAGGAGCAAAAGCAAAGGCAGCCAACAGAATTGAATCCAACGCTGAATGGGCTGGCGGATTTGAGCTCTGGGACAGTGATACCCCATTAGGGGAAGATGAAGTTGAAATTCCGTTTTACATGGAAGTAGAGCTAGCCGCAGGGGATGGCATTCTTGATAGCCGCGAATTTAAAGGACCAAAACTGCGCTTCACTAAGAGCACCCTTAAGCGTCAAGGTGTGAATAGTGACTATGCAGCCTGTGTAAAAGTGAATGGCAACAGCATGGAGCCCATATTACCCCACGGCTCAACAGTCGGCGTCGATACCTCGGCCACCAATGTCACCGACGGCAAAATGTATGCCGTTAATCACGATGGCATGCTGCGTATCAAAGTGCTGTATAAATTACCCGGTGGTGGGCTACGCCTGCGCAGCTATAATACTGACGAATATCCAGACGAACGCCTCGATGCCGAACAAGTCAAACAGATCAAAGTGATCGGCAAAGTGTTTTGGTACTCAGTTCTGTTGTAAAATTATTTAATCCTCAAAATGGTACTTCTAACGTATTTTGGACAAAAGCGTAGAGTAATCTGTCCAGCGCCGAAGAAGATTAGTTAATTGCCCTGTTATATTGTTGCTTGTAAGTACATCCAAACTAAATGCCAGAAAATATAAACTAATGCACCAAAAAAATAGAGTTTGCATTTTTAATTTACCCCAAAAAACTATACAGACTTGAAACTTTTCAATAGACACATCAAATTTTGTGCGCATGAGATCTTTTCGCGCAGTCGTTTCTATGTTTACAAGTTCATATAGACTTCTAACATATGCCACGTTTTTATATTTTACACTATTACTATTCATAGTAAGTCTGATTTCTGCTCAAAAACTGACAAACCAAGCTAATACAGCAAAAATCCAAATAATAATCGTAATCACAAATGCTGATTTAAATCGGGGACGCTACGTTTGGTCATTCTTGAACCGTTTGTTATATTTAGACTATAGTAGCTATTGACCTAGCAAAATTTTCAACCGCATAAAAATAATCAAATACATCGTCATTATTGACTGGAGCTTTTGATGCTTCGTGAATAATTTCGTTTCTAACAGTCAACATTTTGAGTAAAACTTCTTTCTGAACAAGTTCCAATTTTAGGATTTTTTCCAAATCTCTAAAAACAATTTTCCACGGCTTCGACGTAAAACGCTTAGCCGCTATCAAAGCATAGTAATAAATTAAGTCTTCTTTGCACTCGAATTCGAGAACGTCTTTAAAATTAATAGTCCCATCTGTACTAACGTAGTTATACATTTTTTGCGGATTTGAGACAAAATGGCACTTTAGATATTCATTTAACAATGCTTCAAAGATCGTTGAGGAAATAACTATCATTTGGCGGCGATAAACCATTAATCCATTAAATGCCTGTTCCGAAAACTCCTTTGTAAACTTGTCAGCTACCGCTTGAAGTTCTTCTTTAGATGGTTCTTTTCCACTCTTTTCTTTTTCTTGAAAAGCAAAGCCTAATGTACTTAATTCTATCAATTTACTTGCCTGGTAATACTTAGTCATCGCATCACCACAAATGATAGGATCATGAAGTGAGGTATAAGAATCTATTGCCTCTCTAATCTCACCTATCCATTTATCCAAATCAAAGTCCAATTTTTACCTCCAAAATATAACTTCTTGTTAAGAAGTGAAGCCCACAATACCAAGCCGCACACAGCCTAAAACACATAAACCAACCGCACAACAAAAATACCAAGCGTTGCGAATCCCTTTTTAGCAGTTTATTAGACCAATATTTTAAGTAAAACCACCTAAATCACTAAACTTACGCATGGTAAAAATGCCACGCGTTGCGAATCAGTCTTAAAGCGTTTGTTATGTTTATTTGCTTCGAATTTTTGGGCCAAAGAATATTTCAACTTTCTCTACCGACTTGAATATTTTTTGGCTGAATTCGTCATCATCTGAAACAAAATATACAACCTTATCATTTTCAATAACTCGCTCAGGATTATTATCAACTGCTGCCCCTGGACCAGCATAAGCGCCTTTCATCCAAAAATGTAGCCAAATAGCACCCCTTAAATCTCCAATACGTTGTTGAATTTCGTTGAAGCAGTTATGAGCGCTATCTGACCATATTGCTTTTGCTTCAAGACGTATCGTTTGTAGCTCTGCCCACTTTTCATAAAGCAAAGTCATACGTTCATTATATATTCGCTGCTCCTCTTCAAGATGACGCTCAGCCTCGACTTCTTCTTTACTCAGATACAACATAGGGTTTCTAACAGCTTGGAGGGCTTGCTGAACTTCATAAGCCTTGAAAACTGCCTTTTTAGCGAGCTCATATTCGCTTGTACCTCGAAGCTGTCGTCTCCAGGTGAATAGTCCAAATGTGCCAATAATAAGCGCACCGATGGTACCAATGATTGAAAATACATCCTTGGTCAATGACCAGTCTATTTCACTTATACTTATGCATAAATTCAATACACTCTCCTAATGAACATAACGCCCACTTCAACTGCCGTATGCTAATGGCGCTTTTTGTGCTGCTTTTTGCACAAAAGGTGACAGTGGCCGGAGGTCAGATTCCAGGCGCTTGTTAGCACTTTTCTATGCGCGTTTTAGTGTCAATTAAATACGCAAGGTCATGATTATTTTTAAAACTTTCAAATGAATAAAGTTTCTTAGAAATTTCTAATGAACCCTTTGCTATTTCAAGTGCTACTGCAGCCCCAATACCAACTTCAACCCCACCAAAAAGACCTGCAGTTATACCTGCAGCCAAAGATGCCTGTATGTTCTTCGAGTCCAATAAAACACCTAAAACCGAGGTTGTTAAATCAAAGCCATGTTTTTTAGCAGATGAATCATACAACTCTATTCTTTTACAAAGATCGTCTTCAATATACGAAGCTGGTTTTCCAACATAATTTTCATATATGAATAGCCGAAGGTTTCTTAACGAACCTTTCGATTCTGGATCTGATCGAAGCTCCATTATTTGATCCCAAGAAGCCTTATCTGAATCTATTAGGCCAATGCCTTTTAGGCTGACACTAATGTAAGCTGTCTGAAAATCTGATTTTTCGACATTTCTTCTTAGTAATACGGAAGATGTCTCCACTCCAAGTGATTTAGAAAAATTCGAAAAATGATCACGTATACTCATACCTTTTGAGCCAAGGGTGTTTAGCTCATATAAATCACAGTAATTTTCAGAGCTTAAGTCTTGTATTTGTTTGAATTCACTATGCAGCGCCCTTGCAAACGGTGACCATTTCTTATCCATGAATTCCAACACTTTCCAATCAGGAGCATCCTCTTCATAAATGAGTTTGCTGATAACCCCCACTGGAACATGCTCTGGAGTCGTGACATATGGTCCATTGTCATCATGCATTAATGAATTACATTGCACTGGAATCACACGATCGAAGTAAAGTGCTGCTTCCTTAAATTTTTCTAGGCATAGTACGTCAAGAGAATTGCTATACATGAGTATCCATTTGTAGTGCTAACGCCAGCCGTAACCGGAGCATAGGTAGTGAGCGCAGCGAACGAAAAATGCATCCGAGTTGACGGCATTGTTAGCTGATTCTTTGCTTCGATAATATCACATGCTATTCGACCCTCGAATACGTTTTCCCTTCAAGAACACGCTCCACTTGAGCAATATTTTTTGCGCCTATACGCGCAAAAATTTCTTCGGGTGAATATTTCTCGGCAAGCTGGTGTATTGCCCTTACTTGCTCGACCGACAATCTGCCATCTCGGCCACAAATTTGAGCAACAGCCCAATCATTATCTCGCCATTTTTCCGCAACCCAAGGCGCAGGGAGGCCTTTCCTCGGATGTTCCTTGAGCCATTCACTAATGATTCTGTCACGTTCATCTGGCACCGGGACATCAGATTGTTGAAGTAACCTATTTTCTCTAAGATAACGCAAACCAGATTTGCCGCCTGGAATCATATTAAGGCGACGTTGATCTTCCCAATGACCTTCGACTAAAAATTCTTCGGTTGCGTACAATTTTTCAAGATCATCAGTTATACCCATAACCTTGTGATTAACATAGGTGATTCGTCCTTTTTCCATTTCTTCTCGATATGTCCTATGGAACAGCAAAGGACTCCCTCCATTGATTGCTCTTTTATGCTCTGACCACCGCTTCTGCCAACTACGCGTTGTGACTCCCACATAAAAGAACCCGTCATTTGGATACGAGCCACCAGTCCCAAAAATATGTTGGTAAAGCACATATGCACTTTTGGGAAAATGTTTCGATGACAACAAGAAATGTGCAGGGATAGAAAAGAGCAAGCTCGGCTGAGTTATTTGACTTTCGTCTAGTTTTATTCGGCCTTGCCTAGCTGCTTGAATAAACAATGGATCAGTCACAAGATCGATAGAAATAATCGGCTGAAGCACAAGCTCATCTTCTTCGAGGAGCTTTCCAGATTGGAACTCAGTAGCTGCTCCGACTGTACGATGACCAGCCTCTACTTTTTTGAAAAGTGCTACAAATCCAGGGGCTTTTCCAAGGAAAGTTAACTGGAGAACAGGAATCACCTGTCCCGGCTTTACCCTAAAGATGCCATTTGGATTCTTCGCAACTTTGATCCATTCCTCACCGTGGGGTGATGTACGTATAAAATTATTGAGCAGCGCTTCTACTTCGCGACGACGAGGAATCATTGGTTTAGGAGCTAAATGCTCCCACCACAATTTGTTGATTGTTACGTCACTTCGCATTTATAGAAACCCCTGCTTGTAGCAGCTAACGTTTGACATGAGCGGTGGCCAACCAGCGTAGCCGGTTGGACATCCGAACGATGGAATGGTTAGGTCTCTTTGCCACTTATCTGAAAGTCCAATTGAGCACGCCAGTTCCACCGTTCTTAACCCTGCCCGCGAAAGTCTCCGCACAGGAGGATGACGGGGATTCAAAAGACACTTCCTGCCCAGCACCGTCTGTAATCTTCATTCCGCAGGCGAGGGCTCCGTCCGCAACCGCGAACTGAACACCGTATGACTCACCGGCGCGGGGGAGAAACGAAGCCGTGAAGCTGCACTGGCGGTTCTGCGCCATTCGAGACTCTCCGTACAAGACCGCAAAGGTCAGCTGGGAGGCGGCCACAACCTTGATTGGGCCAATCTTCTCGACGGCACCCGTGAACTGCTTCGACTCAATCAGTGACCCTAGAGGCGACGGCGTGCAGTTCATGTCTTGGTATGCGAACACTCTGTACCCCTGCATAGTCGTCCCCTTGGACTCCGACCGAAGGTCCAGCGTCATAGTTGCAGATGGCGAATTCGTGGGAAGGCTGTATATGGAAGCACACCCAACAAGCCACAGCAGGCCAGCGATTGCAATAACGGACTTCAAATCAACTCCTCATCTAGAGACCTAACGCCCGCATTTGCGGCTGGTTTGTAGCGCAGCGGAAAACCAGTCCGACAACATGCGCTTGTTAAATTTTTACTTGATTAGCGATATAACACCAAAGACAACGGTCAAGACCAAACCAATTACCGCTAGGGGTACAGACCATTTATTCGAAGCCTGAACTCGGTCAAGTGAATCCTGCCTAACTTCGATTAAGCCAGCCAAATCGGATAACTTTTCCCTTGCTGATGCTTGATCATTGTGGGCAATGAACTTTTGAACATCGATAATCAAGTTTCTCTCTGCCGCGGGGACATCTGAATACGGACTCTCCGTTTCAATAGCATCAATTATTCCCGTAACTTTATCCTTTATTGATGATATTTCATCGGCTTCGCGGTCTTTAGAGGATATTACGTTAACCAAATATTCTCTTAGGTACTTTGCTAGCCCAGATCTATAACTGACATCTTCACCACCTAGCTCGTGTATTCCCTTATAAATATTTACTACATCATCAACTGTATTTAACGTGCCATTTGAAAAGCCAGCAGACAAAGTATCCCAGAGTCTACTTTTTCTATCCTTTCGTCGCTCTCTTGATCTGAACAATATCTGTTGCGCTGTAAGCGCGTATACGACAGTAAACGCAGCTGTGAATACTGAGAGCACGAATTTTTCATCTGAAAACAACTGAGTTAGTTCTGTCAACGCACTCAAATGGATACTCCTTGAAATTTAACGTCTTAATTAGTGCGTATGCGCGTTTACCTCATTAGACCAGTGAAAACACACACAGTTAACTATCTGTATGCAAAGAACTTATCAGCTTTTAATCAAATACACCATCCAGAAAAACGCGCATGTGAATTTCCCAAACCTATTAACTAATTTTGGGTAAGTATATCCACATGATTTTAAATAGTTTATTAATTTTAGGCTGGAAAAACGCGCAATAAAATGAGTTAAAAAACACTCAAAACATCTAAATTTTAATACGACTGTATACCCATACATTGCTAGTCGCTTTACGGTAGTGATCTAATCCACGATAATTAAAAGCTCATTGCACGATAAATAGGTAAAATTTGACGGGATCAGAAAAAATTAAACGGACAATTTTGGGATGATTTAACCAAAATAAACAGGTTATCTCTCGTCAATTTTATAGCTGCGAAGGATGTAGTAAATGTTATTCAAGCGTTGTCTTTCTATCTCTATTACTGGCTGCTCTCTATTGATGAACTTTAGTTGAGCAATACCAGGGCAAACAACTCCAATAATGAAGGCGTAAAACAACCATTGGCCAACATTGCCGAGATACCAACAGAGAAAAAACATGGGCAAGGTAATCATCAGGATTTTGGAAGGCAGACTTCCCCAAATCTTTGCTTCAGCATCCTTGATGATTTCTTTACTAAAGTCCCTTTGAGCCCTTAACTCATCAATAGAACATAAGGACAACGACTTTGGTTGATTCTGCTCGATAGTCCAATTGTTGACTACATCACGGCCTGCAATTTGGTGATTTTGCCCTTCGATTTGCTGTTCCATGAACCTCTACCTCGTAAACCTGTCCACAAGCTTTCTGATTACATAGTTAAGTAGCAGTTTAAGCATTCCGGTAAGGCACAATACCATCGCTAAACCGACACCAACTAATGCCATGAGTCCATCAAATCTCAAGAAAGCAATAACCGCAAAAACAAAGCCTACGAGTGAGATCGAGCAAGCAAAGATAATTTCAGCTTTATCGTGCACTCTCTTAAGTTCAGCTTGTCTCTGCTCTTCAAGCTGTTCATCAAAATAATCCTTCACAGGGCCGTAGCACTCTCTACACAAGACCGATGTCGCTAGGGCTTTTGCACCACAAAAAGGGCAATCTATCGCATTTGGATTGCTAGGATCAAAAATCGATTCTTTCCCCTGAATATGTATGTCAACTTGCTTGATGAAGTCTCGGCCTGCAATTTGATGATTTTGCCCTTTGATTTGCTGATTAACCTGATAGTTTGGTTGCTGTTCCATTAAACAACCCCATAATCATCTGCCATGAAATTACTTCGTTTTCTTCACTATATCGCGACCAGCAACCTCATTTTTGTTTCCCGAAATGTACTGTGTGACTGATGTTGTATCATCATTTTTTGACACCCCAAAGACTTCATTAGCGTCGATACCTTCCTTCTTAAATACTCTGCTTTCTTCTTCATAAATAGGAGGTAATTTGCCTATTTCTGTCCTTGATTGTGCATGAGATATTTGAGCGAAGTAAGCTACTTCCTCTCTAACAGCTCTTGTCCAATTATCGTTAGGCTCCAATAGTTTAATAACTCTGTTGTATATCAATCCTACGTTATGGATAGTTAATAATTCAGGAGCAACTGCTTCAAACTCCATTCCTATTCCTTCTAACAACATAGGGTCTAGTCCACCTAAATAGCTACGACCACTCATGCCAAGTAATAAATAATCTAAAGAAACATCTTTTGAAGTGGCAAAACTACAAATCCTTTCATAAGGAATAGTTCCTCTTCTTTTCCAAGTAGATAAAGTTTGGGGACTAACACCAAGAACTTCTGCTACATCAGCGTCCGTGTAAACACCACTTAGTTTAGCAATTCGCGATAGAACATCCACGAGCTTTAATTCAATACTCATATTGACAACCAGATACTACATATGAATACTACATTTGAGTAATGAGTATTCTTTTTGTTAATTGTATATACATATTGAGGAGTTTAACTATGAACGTCAATAACCATACCCCCAGCCGTGACTTATACAACCAAGTGCGAGCAGGTTTTATTGGTCAGGGCTCTTCTCTAACCAAATGGTGCCGCAACAACGGTATCAAGCCACAAAATGCTATCCATTGCCTTATGGGCACATGGGATGGCCCAAAGGGGCAAGCGTTACGGGCTGAACTGATCCATGAGTCTGGCATTGCTGCAATCTCCAACGTGGCATGAGGTTGAATATGAGCATAACAGCTCAAGCAACACTGAAAAGGAGCAATCCTTGGATGTTTTTGGAACCACTGTTTAATGCCTGTTTAAAGGATATTCCAATGTCTAGAACCAGTTTGCTGAAACGTAATGCCGTCTCTATCCCTCACGCAATTGAGTTATGCCTCGAAGTTGCTAGGCAAAAGCATAACTTCAGCGTTGATCGTGTAGCAGATGGTATGGGTCTCGCTAATAAGTGGGTGATCTATAAATGGATGGAGTCAGGCCGATTACCCGCCCTGATGATCCGTCCTTTAGAACAGACCTGTGGTGCAGATTTTGTCACGCGCTACTTAGGCCATGCTGCCCATAAACTTCTGATTGATATTCCCACTGGCCGCAAGGTCAAGGCTGTGGATGTGAATCAGCTACAAGCAACATTTTCGGAGAGTATTAGTCTTATTTTGGCGTTTTATGAAGGCAGTGCAAACCAAACTGAAACACTGTCATCACTCACGCAGCTACTTGAAGGCGTTGCTTGGCATCACCAGAACGTGGGGCAACACAGTCAACCCCAACTAGAGCTAGATGGAGGTTTTGATGAATAACCAATATCTAACAATCGCTATTGCTAAGTTGCTGCAAGACCTAGAGGAACAAGAAGCAATGGCAATCCTTGATGCGGCGATGCTCCTTAATTTCGATAAATCATCACTTCAAGGGCTAAACCAACCTGCAAACACTTATCGCAGAGGTAGGCAGACAAAAATCAGCCTAGATCCTGAAGTCGAAGCCTTTGTCTTTTCTCTGCCTTATATGAAGCAAACAGAGATTTTGGCAAGAGTTAAAGCCAAGTTTGGAGCTGCGAGAACGCCAAGCAGAGCAGGATTGAGCCGCTACTTTATGGCGCTGAGGAAAACGGTATGAGTTATGAACCTTTTAAGGCCAAAAATACCAACACACTAGTAAAAGCTGAGGCTATTTTTCAGCTAGTAGCGGAACGAGGGGATCAAGGCTGCACACTTAAGCAATTGCAAAAACAGTCAGGCCAGCCACGAACAACGGTGCATCGCGCATTAACGAGTTTTACAGCGATGAATTGGCTTGAGCAAGTAGAACTTGATGACCGTTCTGTGTGCTGGCAAGTCTCACCAGCGGTATTAAGGCTCGCGTTTAATTTCCGTCGTAAAGCATTAGGCGGTACCCCCCTGAATGATCAGATGGTTATAGATGGAGTAACTGCAATGGATGCGATTGAAATTAAACAAAGTAAGAACGTCACTATTAAAGCCGTTAGGGTGTTTCAGCTAGTCGCTAGTGCTTCGCTTACAGGTAAAACGCTTGATGAACTGCAACACCAATCCGGCTATGCCAGAACAACAACTTACCGCTTGCTGTGCACATGGGAGCGTTTGGGCTGGTTAAAGTCCGTTGATGCTAATGGACGAAGTGAGCGCTGGTGTATGTCAGAAAAACTCTTGGCCTTGGCGCATCAGTACCAAAACCAAAGGCTACAAATGATCCATCAAATAAAAGAAAAATATCAATCTGTTGCTGGAGAAGAACTATGAACAAACCCAAGTTAAACCCAAGTCCATCTGAAATTATGCATGGTTTGGAAATGCAACGTCTTGGAGAAGCGCAAGTAGAAATAACACAGACAGTTGAAGCCACTATTGAAGGCTTAGTGTCTGGTAATAGCTCTTCTACTGAGGAACTAATGGAGCTTTGCGTACTTGCAGGTCAAGCTAAAATGGCAAAAGCATTAGCTGATTTTTCTAATGTTATAAGTCTTGAAAATTTGAAAAACATCAAGAAAACAAAATCATATAAAAATCTAAAAGGAAAAAAGAGCAAACATGGCGCGGTTTTTACTGGAACTTGGGATGATTTCTGCGAGTTTATGGGGATGTCTCGTCAGATGGTTGATGAGCAAATCAAAAACTCAGAAATATTCGGGATCAAAGCGTTAGAGTCACTTCAATCTATCGGTATGGGTATTCGCGACTTACGCCGCTTGCGACAATTACCTGAAAGCGAGCTAAAAGCCATAGTTGATGGCGATCAACTGACTGTCGATAGCAAAGAAGAAGCACTCGACATTATCGAAGAAATGGCCGCAAAACACCGCGTCGAGTCCAGTAAGCTCAATGAAAAACTTGAGCATCTAGTACTATCCTCTAAAGCTTCCGATCAGCTTTTAGAGAAGAAAGGCAAACAAATCCATGAGCTTGAAAAAGCCTTAGAGATAGCCAAAGGCAAAGGAACTCCCGCCCAAATTAAGCAATTGGAAGCCGAGCGAAATAAAGCGTTAAGCCAAGCCATCATTAATGCGAAATACGAAATATTCAAAGGGCTGGCAGCGTTTGAAGATGCAGTTGCCGCAATTCAGAACACTGAACATCCTTGTGATCTTGATGATGAATACCACGGCAGTATGAACGATATCATCTCACGAATGATGGAAGGTAGTGCCCGAGTTGGCCTTGATCAAACCATTATCACAGCCCTCAATAACGAGTTGATGTTATATCAGCAAGGATCAGCTCTATGATGTCCACATTACCCATTGAGCAGATTAAATACTTGGATGGTATTGCCCAAGAGTTAGCTTCAGCGGGGCATGGTCAGCAAGGCGCGATTGTTAACCGCGCGTGCAATTTCCTTGGATTAACTCGTAGCTCTATCTATGAAAAGTTATCGCAAGTTGGCTGGTCTTCAGAGCGTAAAAAACGTTCAGATTGCGGTCAATCAAGGGTGACATTAGAAGAAGCTACTTGGGTATCTAATCTGATCCGCCAATCGCAGCGCCAAAACAGTAAATCACTGATGTCTGTTGAGGATGCCATTGATATTGCCTATGCCAATGGTCATCTTTCCGCCAAGTGCTCTGTATCGACAATGCTCAGGAAGATGGACGAGTTCAATGTTCATCCCAAGCAGCTTAATGCTAACCCTATTACACGCAGTATGCGCAGCCTTCATCCAAATCATGTGTGGCAATTCGATGTATCAATCTGTGTGCTGTATTACCTCAAAAACCAAGAGGGGTTACAGGTCATGGAGGAGTCAGAATTTTATAAAAACAAACCCGCGAACTTAGAGCGAGTGAAGAATGACCGAGTGCTGCGCTACCTTGTCACCGACCACTACAGCGGCGCATTTCACTTAAGCTATATCTTGTCGCCTGGTGAAAGCGTGGAGGCCATTACACAATTTTTAATTGAAGCTTTTAGCAAGCGTTCAAGTAGTGAACTAATGCACGGGGTGCCCTTTATCCTCATTTGGGATGCGGGTTCAGCCAACATGGCCGCGATGACAAGACGCTTATTGGATAAACTCAGTGTCAACCACCTTGTTCATACGCCCGGTAAACCTTGGGCTAAAGGTCAGGTTGAGAGTATGCATAACGTAATCGAAAAGAAGTTTGAGTCACGCTTAGCATTCCAAGCCGTTAATAGCATTGAAGAACTCAATGCTATGGCAACACTCTGGTCGATTGGTTTTCAAAGTGAGTTTAAGCATACAAGGCATGGTCAAGCTCGTTATGGCTTGTACCAGACTATTCGTCCTGAGCAGCTGCGACTAGCGCCGGATGCCGATGTCATGCGTAGCTTTGTGCAGACAGATAGAGTTGAGCGCACTGTTAAGGCGAATGATCTGAGTATTACCTTTGTTCCTAGTAAGGCACATAACTCAATGACCTATTCTCTGGAACACTTAGGCGTACATGCTGGTGAAAAAGTCTATGTGAGTGTGAATCTATATCGCTGTCCTGCGATAGATGTCGAGCGAGTAGATGAGCATGGTGAAGTCCATAGCTATATCGTTGAACCTATGGAAAAAGACGATGCAGGCTTCAATATCAACGCGCCGATTTATGGTGAGAATTACCGCGCTATAGCAGACACCCTGCCGCAACGCCGCAAAAAAGAGATGGATAAAACGGCTTGGGGAACGAGTGATCCTCTTGAGATTAAAAAGAGCCGCAAAGGTCGAGTCCGTCAAGTGGCCTTTAATGGTGCGATTGATGCCATGGCCGATATCAAGCAACAAACCCCACCCAGTTTTATGCAGCGTAAAGGCCAGCCTTTACTTGTTGATATGCAAAATATTAATGAGCCGCCATTGTCTGACATTAAAGCGTGGAAGTTATTAGCGGAATCGTTAGGTCTAAAAGGCGCGGCGTTACAGCCTTATAAGGAGGCACTTAAGCAAGCATACCCTACGGGCTTTACCCGTAAGCAAGTTGAGCAGTTCATAAATGACCTAGGAGGCGATGATGCTTGTGCTCAAACAGCGGCTTTATGAGGCGGGATATACCATAAGTGATCTTGCGACGAAGATGTCATTTCAATACCCCATAGTGCATAAAGCCTTGCAGCACGGCGTATTGCCCCAAAGGAAACAAGCACAATTTATGGATGAGGTTCACCACTTTTTACAACGCAAAGACATTGAAATAGAGGGTGTCTGGTCAGAGTCTGCCAACCCTGACCAGACGATACTCCAAACAAAACCACACGAAGACGAGTTAAATCTGGAGACAGTAATGCTAACACATGCCAGCTTAAAGCACTTTAAACTGTTTAAAAACCCATTCTTAAATGACATTCGTGAAGCTAAAGATGTGTTTTTAAGTGAAGATAGCCGCTACCTTCTCGCAGCGATGCGTGATGCCGCAAGACACCAAGGGATCTTAGCCTTAGTCGGTGATTCTGGTGCGGGTAAAAGCGTACTGCGTAAGCAGCTGCTAGAAGATCTAGCTCAAGATGGTGATGTTTCAGTTATTCAGCCCCGCATTATTGATAAAACTGTCGCCACGGCGGCCATGCTCTGTGATGCCATTATCGAAGATATCAGTGAAGAGAAGCCAAGACGCTCAATGGAAGCCAAGGCCCGTCAAGTTGAAAATCTGCTTCGAGTTGCTTCTAAAGGCGGTCAGCGTCACGTGTTAATCATTGAAGAAGCCCACGATCTCAGTATTCCTGTTTTAAAGTATTTGAAACGCTTTTGGGAATTAGAAGATGGCTTTTCCAAACTGCTGGGCATTGTGCTCATCGGTCAAACCGAGTTAGCCATCAAGCTTAACGAACGCAAGAACTACCAGCTAAGGGAGTTCATACGCCGTTGTATGGTTGAGCATGTACCAAATTTAGACGGTGAAATTGGCGCTTACATTACTCACAAGTTTGAACGGGCTGGCGGGCAAATAAGCAAGATCATGACTGAGGATTGCTACGCTGCAATTAAAAATCGTCTCACTACTAAAGAGACTGGCTTTAGTATGGTGTACCCGCAGATCGTTAATAACCTCGTATCTAGAGCCATGAACTTAGCCCAAGAGCTAGGGGAACCCGTTGTTACCGCAGAATTGATTAAGGAGTGCTAACCGATGAATCAACCGTTACTCGATGCGATTAACCAACATCAAAACCTACTGTTCATGGGCTGTGGCGGGACGGATGATATTGAAACAGGGATTGAACTGCTTGAGCTATTGTCGTCACTCATTGATGAAACCAAAGATTTACACGCTATCTCACCTAAGCACATCGTTAGACAACTCAACTGCATTCAAATGCTGTTATCCGTTGGCTTAACCCAAGTTCGCGCCCTCCAAACCGCCCAACAGTAAAAACGCCCTGAGCGCCATTTTAAGTAGTCTTAGCCTCGACTGCTTATCATGGCGCACTTTTTTTTAGTTAAACGCTTTAAGAAAGATTTAAACGGGATTTAAACGCTATTGGACTTGATGTTGTCACGGTTGAAGCTATCAACATCCTGTAAGGCATTAGTCACTCGAGGTAAGCTAGCTTAATAATATGTAAAACAAACACTACCATTATCACATTTGTAATGTTATCGCATTGTAAAGCCTGCTTGGGTGAGATAGTTTACATTACGACAAATACGGAGGTGGTCAATGTTAAAAAGAATAAAACTGATTCAAGGTATCGGTAATTACACACAAATGCGAGCAAGTGGCATTGAGTTAACTGAGGTAACTGTAATTTATGGTGAGAATCGATATGGAAAAAGTACTCTATGTGATGTATTGCACTCTTTAGCTGTAGATGCACCAGAACTTATATTAAATCGTAAAACAATCCCCAACGACCCTACAAAACCGCAAAAAGTTGAGTTGCAATTTTCTACTGATGCCGGAAACGTAGTATCAACATTTGAAAACTCGCAGTGGCAAGTTAAAACTCCCGATAGCTCAAAACTTTATGTGTTTGATCATAGTTTTATTCACCGTAATGTTATTACCGGTCAAAAACAAGAGCGGCCAAATTCAGAGAATATGACGAGCTTCATACTTGGAGAAAGTAATACTGCACTATATGCAGCCCTTGCCGATGTTAATGTAAGTTTGAGAGACGAACGTCGTAATTTAACTAGTATAGAAGGCCAGCTAAACACACATGCGGTCGGTAATGTGGCTCAATATGCTATGACAGCATTACCCACTCAAACGACAGAACAACTTGAAGCAAACATTGGCGCTTTTGAGACAGCAAAACAACAGATTGGTACATTAATACGAAACATCGACAACATTAAACGCCGAAACACTTTATCAGCAGTAGGAACTCAAGTTCAATTTGCCACTGTAATAGACAGAATCAATACTATATTGATATCTAGCCTTCAAAATGTGCATCAAGGAACGCTAGATGTGTTGCAAAGCCACATGGTTAACCATGTCAACAACTCAATTACATTCAAAGGGTGGGCAGCTCAAGGGCTCACACAAGTAAAAGATGACTGTCCTTTCTGTGGGCAAGAGTTAAATGAGAATGCTAGAGGCTTAATAACAGCTTATCAACAAGCGTTTAATGTTGAATTTGATAGATTTAACTCTCAAAAAAGAGAGGAACTTAACACTCTACGTCAGCCATTTTATATTCCAAACACACGCGAGCAGTTAATTCAACAGCATCAAGCTAACCGTCAGATATTTGATATGTACATAGAGCCTCAGATAACTGGCAATCCAGCATTAACAACTTTCAGTTCTTCATTACAGCAAAAGCATGAAGCTATTTTAGAGATGTTTGATTCTGTTATGACGCAAAGCCGATCGGCGACTGAATCATGGCTTCCTAGTTTAGAACGAAAACTTGCCACACCGTACGAACAGGCTGACACATTAAGCTTCGAGGCTCTGAATACGATAGCGACAGGTTATAATCAAGCAATCTATGAATATTGGGTTGTTGCGGAACAAATAAATGCAATATTCAATGAGTATAAAAATTCACTTGATATCGTTCAGCTAAACACACAGCTAGCAGACCTCACTACGCAGCAAGCTCAAGCACAAGAGTTATTAAAAAGAGTTCGCCTTGAACCACTGTGTGTATCTTATCAACAAAAACAAGGTCAGATTTCAACCTTGGATATTGCATATAGGACGCAGAAAGAGCAACTAGATAATTCTCAAAGTGCTTATTTAAACACTTACTTTGATCAAATAAACCGTCTATTTCGTCACTTAGGTTCTGATAACTTTGAAATTATCAAAGTCCCTAATAATAGAGGGCAACAGATTATTTATGACTTAAAGGTAAAATTTAAACGTGAAGATATTCCTGCGGATAAAATTAACACCGTTTTTAGCGAATCAGACCGTAGAGCACTAGCATTATGTATCTTCCTAGCTAAAGTAATGTCTCTAACTCCAGAAGAAAAAGCTAAAGCTATTTTAGTTATGGATGATCCTGTGACAAGCTTTGACAATGAAAGAATAGCGTTAATTCTAAATAAATTAGATGAGCTTCAGCGAACTGTTAAGCAGTTAATTATTACAACGCACTACAAAGGAATGGCAGCTAAAGCAGTTAAAAAATTTAGGCGTTGTGCTAAATCATTAAAGTTAGTACATGGTGTTGATACTTGTTCAATTGATGAGATCGATATTGATAAGATGATGGCTACGGAGCATGATATCGCCTTTGATAAGATTAAAGCATTTGTTCAAAGAGAAACACATGATGATGTCCTGACTAGTTTGCGGCCATTCTTCGAAGAAGAAATTCGACATAGATATAAAAAACAACTAGGGGATCTGGGAGTAACGAAAGCAGACCTATCAGTATGTACGCAAGCATTAAGAGATGCGGGTTTTATGTCAGTACAACTTGAAGCTAGGTTAAGTGCCATCAGAGATACACTGAATACACCAATGCATGAAATTGGTGGAGATGCACTTGAAAATACCAGAACCTTAGCAGCGGACATTCTGGACGTTATATATAATGGATTGAATGCAATAAGGTAATTTAAATATTGAATGTAGACCTCGAATTTAGGTTTAGGTCTACATTCCTATTTATAACTTAGAACAGAGCTATACATTTTCCTGAAACATTTCTCATCCTGAAATCCTTCCCGATATCATCTAATAAGGGCTAACAAACACCGCCTACATTGGAATGTGTGATGCCCTTAAATGATGAACAACTCGACCTCGACTCTCTTAGCACCCAGCAGTTAAATCAACTCAAGCGGAAATGGCCTAAAAACTTAGCCGAACTAGTGAGCATTGTTGATAACCGCTTAGCAAAAGAAAAGCTCGATAAGCCGCTATTGGCTGAAAAACTCATTACTGACATCTCAATTTACCTTGGTGGCCGTGACATCTATTTGCCCCGTGGCAGCTCACTATTGCGTTTCATCCGCAACCTTCGCATCTATCAAGCTTTTAATGGCCGTAACGCCGATGAACTTGCAAAGGAGCATGGGTTTAGCAGACGGCAAATAGACAACATTGTGGCGCAAATACGCCAACTTAATCGAACCCAATAGCGTCATATAAAGACAATCGGAGGATAAGAGCATGGCCGTTATTACTGCCCCAATTTTGCAAGCACTACGAACGAAAGTAGATGCAGCGTTTCAGCAAGGTTTGCTGCAATCAGAGCCTTTATATATGAAGGTGGCCACTGTTGTGACCAGCAATAGTCGCTTTAACACCTACGGATGGCTTGGTGCCATGCCAACTATGCGTGAATGGATTGGTGCACGTGTCATTCATTCCATTAAAGAGCATGGCTACACCATCACTAACCGTACCTTCGAGAATACCGTCGGTATAAGCCGTGATGATGTAGAGGATGACACCATTGGCACCTTCTTACCTATTGTAGAAATGTTCGCTCAAAATGCGCGTGAGTTTCCTGATGAATTGGTGTTCCAGTTGTTCACCTCAGGCTTTAACTCCGCATGTTATGACGGACAAAACTTTTTTGATTTAGCTCATCCGGTTAATGAAAAGCATGATGGCACTGGTGCTGTAACCTCTGTCGCCAACGTAGCAACAGATGCAAATTACTTTGGAGGTACGTGGTTTTTACTGGATACCACTAAGCCATTAAAACCCATGATTTACCAAGAACGCCGCGCCCTTGCGTTAAATACTTTGTTCAATCCAACAGATCCCGCTGCATGGACAAAGAATGAATATCAATTTGGCGCAGATATTCGTTGTGAAGCTGGATTTGGCTTTTGGCAACTTGCCTTTGCTAACCAACGAGAACTGACATACCAAACCCTTTGGAATAGCTATCAGAAAATGAAAGCATTCAAGTCTGATGGTGGCAAAAAGCTAAAGGTTAACCCCAATTTACTTGTAATACCGTCCAGCTTAGAACAAACAGCACTCAAGCTCCTTGAACGCCAGTTTATTGATGAAAATGGCGTAACAGTTGAGAACGAACTTAAAGGAAAGTTTGAGTTGCTCATAGTGCCTGAGCTGTAACGTCAAAAACCATAAATTTACTGATTTCTAGGAGCAAATGATGCCAATCCAAGATGCTATCACCGCTTACAAGCAAGCTATCGCGAACTTTGAGCAAAAAAATCAGGAAGCAGCAGATCTACGTAATACACGTTTGCCTGAATTAACAAGCCGTCTAAATGCTAATCGACTCAGTATGGACAGTGCACAGTCAGCAATGCGAAATGCGATTAGCGACGCTGATTACGATACGGCCAAGCAGACCTTCCTACAAGCAGAAGTGACATACGCCGATTGCGCTCAATTAATTACGAACGTCGAAGCCAAAATCAAATCTTGGGGTGAATTTGGTTTAAAGGAACATCAAACCAGAATTACTGAGCTAGGTCGCACCATGTGGCAACTTAAGCAAGCTGAAGTGATGGCCGCATTACCTGCTGAACTTCCTACAGACCTACGCATTGGCCTTCAAAAGCTAATGACCATTAATAGTATGCAAGGTGGTGTTGGTGATGGGTATTACGGTAGCCGTATAAACAAGATTTACGGGCAAGTTGAGCCTGAAGAGTTAACAGCAACAAGAAGCGCATTATTGGCTGAAATGGGACTTTAAAGAGTTGAGGGAATTGGTAGGTAATGTTTGCAGCTTAATCCTCCGTACGAGCTGCACTCGTTACCTACCTTTTTAATATTCGAATATAAAAGACGATTTCTTAATTAATTTATATGACGTTAACTGGTGTGCATCCTCCATTAGCATCGAATCTCAGAGCATAACCACCTTCCCATTGTTTCAGCCATATCTTGCTATCTTCAGCAGTAAGTTGGATTTTAAAATTACAGTCAAAAATCTCTTCTGGAGTCACATCAATCTCTCTATTGAAAGACCTTCTGGCTTGGAAAAATACAAATGGAAAAACATGTCCCGAACCATTTTGTGGCAGAAAGCTCTCTTTCTTATATTTAATTATCTCCTTAACTCTCATTTTATGACTATCTGACATTTTACTACCAAAAACAACTCCAACTAATTGAGAAAAATCATAATGTAATAGTCGTTGTAAGGGAGACAGACGCTCAGAAGAAAGTGATCCACCATTAAGGATAAGACGATATTCTTGCTCATATTCCCAACTGCGATGCTTTGAACATAAAAAACTGTCCGACTTATCCCAATGATTTTTTATTTCATTCAAGTCGACGCATGTTAGGTTACTTACCAATTTTCGGGGAAGTAGCCAGCATGCATTATGAAAGTCAATATTTTCAGAATAATTAACTTTTGAGAATGGTATAGAGCTAGGCACTGATATTCTGTACGTTTCAGTGATCCCTACTGAGTTTATACAATTGGAAGGGTCTTGCTTTAATGCTCCATCAATGGTTCTGAATATAAGGCTATAACCGAAGTGCTGTGCTCCATAATGTCCCCACATAAGATGGTCATTACTTTTAGAAGAGAATGAGACAAAATAACCTAGTTTAGGACTTGAATAAGATAAATAACGTTGAACTTCCTCAGCAAAAAAAGTCACATTTTTTGGCATTGTATCTTGATTTTCAGGTTCAGAAACCACATCGCCAAAGATGCTAATTAGTCTACCAGCCATTATTTCTCCGTAAGTGATCGGAGTTCTTCTAGATAAAGCTGTTGCAAGTATCTCGATATGGTACTCATTTATTTCTGAATCACCCCAAGATACCTCCTTTATGTCATTATTTACCTCATTTAAGAGCCTCATCCATAGTTCTTTATCCGAAGGGAAATGGTAAAAGCTCTCCCCATCAAATGGATCATTCAACTCATCTTGAGAGGCAAAGTACAATTCATTATAGAGAAGTTCTTTAAAGGATAACTCAGTTGAAGACCTGTATCGGTATAAGAGCATAAAAGTAAAAGTCATTGATGATTAATTACTTACATCCTATCAATAGATTTGAGTAATCTGCAAGATTAAAGAATGAATGCTCGAATGAGACTGAATAAGCTATCACGAAATTTGTGACATTTTTCAGTTGGCCACTCAGTGAAACTGACTTTCTGGGAAGATCACTTTATTTGAAAAAGTACGGCGATTATCATGCGACTGATCGGCGTGTAACTAACTTCAAGTGAGAGACGACAGCGGAGGGAGTCGAACCCACATACACAGCGCATGGCGCAGTCTGCTTTACCAGTTAAGAGTACACTGACATCTCTCAAGACCGAATATAACAGCATCGAGCGAGTAACAACTAGATCCAACGGAGTTAAACTATTGGAAAGCGTTTCAAATTAGACCTAATTATGGGTTGAATGTGAAATAGTCGAAAATTGAATTATCGTGAAAAATCGCGGCAATTATCGCGCTACAGATCACGGTAGGGCCAAACATTAGCTAAATAGATAAGAATTTGTAGAGCAACAGGTGAAGGAATTTTCGATTGTTCTAACCAGTCAAAACACTTTCGGAGCATAACGGAGCAATCAACCTCCCCTACAAACATGACCTAACACTTCCACACCCCCCCTTTTATATCAATCTCTTATTCGGTATTACAAGTCGCTCACGAAACCATATAACTAAAATTAACCAAATTAATTAACTATAGTTATTGACCGAATAATTAACCAAGGTTATATTTTGATTGTACCAACTACCGAGGACAGGGAAATGATTCTAGCGAAAGTTCACACCACACCGAAACAACGCGATGAGTTTCGTCTACTGGTTGCAATACGTTTTGCCTGCTTGATGGCGCTGGCCAAGGGCCACACCGACCCAATGGATTGCCCACGGGTGCAAGCCCGATGCGCCGAACTGGTAAAACATTTTGCATATCACCACCCCAGCGCTGCCTTTTACCGCCAGTTCATTCGCCACACGGGGGAACTCGGGCTCAATTTCAGCCTGCGCTTTACTGAGCCCCTGCAAGGCTTGTACGGCAGGGTGATGGTGTGGCGTAACGACTCGCAAGCCGTCACTAATGTGCATCCGCTGCACACTTTGACGCCAGCCACGCCCGTCGGCCACTAACGCAGTAGAGCCGCAGAGCCGCCGTGGACATTCACGATTTAGGCTATCTAGGCAAAGCAGTCAAGGCAAAGCAACCAAGGGGTGATGGTCCATATCCCGATAACGATAACGACGACAGTTTCACCTTGTTGGAGGCAATTATGTTTTTTGTTTACGGCGTGTCCATGACCTTAGCGAAAAAGCAGGCGGCCAAAAAGTGCAGCACCTCAGTTGGCGCGCACCCTAACCGCCGTCAACTGAGCCCCGACGAGTACCAAGCTAAGTTGGATGATATGGCGCAGCACTTGTTTGAAACCATGAAGCCACAACGCCTGTCGCATTCGTTATCGACGCCCGCGCTGTGCCAGCAATATATCGTGTTAGCCATGACCCAAGAAGCCCACCGCGATGTGCATATTCGCTATCACAAGCTGTCGGACAAGGTGAACCCCAAAACCAAGAAACCCATCATCAATCTGGTGGTGTTTAACGGCGAAGCCGCAGCTTAGCCCTGCGGAGTGTGATGACGAGAGAAGGAAAGCAGCATGTTAACTGATGACAAACCGCTACACAGCGATATCAAAATCGGTGTTGGCCATATCGTCGCGTTTAAGGAGGGTTGGATGTTGCCCGGTGGCAAGTTTACCACCGACCGCACTGTCGCCATTCGTGCCGCCAAAGGTCTGCACCGTTTCTTGGTTAAAAGATAAGGAAATCAGCATGAGCCAATTTGACTACATCAAACAGCATTACGCTGTTCCAGCCGAAATAGGCCGCTTAGTTAAAGTGAATGGCCGCGCTGGCGTGATCATCAAAGATTGCGGTCATCACCTTGGCGTTAACTTTGATGATGACAAGCCTGGCGTTGTTCGTCATTGCCACCCAATTTGGGAGGTTGAATACGGTGGCATTGGCTGTATTCGAAAAACAACTAAGTCACAGCAGCGCTATAAGCGTTATTTAGAGTACGGCGACGGCTTTAAAAACTTTATGGAGTTTTGCTACTGGGACGCAAGCCCTGAGCACGAATGGAACAGAGGTGAAGCATGAAACAGCGCCCTATTATCTTCAACACCGAAATGGTGCGCGCCATTCTTGATGGCCGTAAAACACAGACGCGCAGAGTGTTTAAAGCTCAGCCGCATGATGATTGGACGCCATTTTCTAAAAATGCCGAATGGTATACACCGACAGTCATTGATAAGCGCGGATTCTATCAACCAGCCAATGATGATGTTTTTGGCGTTAGCGATGAAGATTGCGCGTTTGTTTCACCGTTCGGCACGCTTGGTGATCAGCTGTGGGTACGTGAGGCTTGGAGGTTATTCAATGCATCTGATGAATGTGGTTGCAGTGAATCGCCTTGCTCATGTCCGGCTAACGGAACGGTTCTATTCAAAGCCGCGGGTGATAGTGGCGAAAGCAAATGGAAACCATCTATCCATATGCCTCGTTCTTGCGCTCGTATTCTGCTTGAAGTCACTGCTGTTCGGGTTGAAAGGCTAAATGATATCAGCGAGCAAGATGCAAAAGCCGAAGGTTTGCAATATAGCTCCGTTTACCAACAATGGGGCGGAGTTGAAAAGCATTCAAGCCATAAGCCTCATTCGCCTCATTGGCGTTGGTATAAAAACCCACAGCATGCTTTTAAATCCCTATGGAACTCAATCTATGAAAATTGGGATGCCAACCCGTGGGTGTGGGTTATCGAGTTCAAGGTGATCAGCACCACAGGCGGTGCAGCATGAACCACTTACTCCCAGGCTTTGAATCACAAGAGCGCGTTGCGTTATTGCTGTCGCTTACCCGCATTAGTTCACCCGAGGTGATTGCCGCATTAACGCTGCATTACACCAGCGCCCTACCCGCCGAACGTGCGGCGGCTCGCCACGGTATTGAACTGTCGAACTTTATGCGCGGGCAAAAGAAGTTAGAGCAAATCGCCGCCACGGTCGAGGCCATTAAAGCCATCGACTGGGCCAAGCTGCAATTAACTCATTTGCAATCAACTCCTTTGCAACCGAAGCAGGTGGCCTAAATGACTCAATCAGCGGCGTTTCGCCATCTGCTAAATCATTACCGCAGCCATAAGTTAAGCCTGTTACTCAAGGCCACAACGGGCGACAGCATCAAAATCGCGCTGGCACTGGGCGCGTTAGATTGCCTGTACTGGCAAGCATTGGGCAACGGCTTAACCAACCTCGCCAAGGGCATTAGCCGCACCATAGTGTATTCGTACCGATATCACCCAATGCGTCTGCCCTGCCATCCGCCAGTCAGCCAAACAAGCGACAGCCAAAACAAGGAGGCGGCATGAATACGTTCAGCACTAAAGCGGGCGTGGTCACGCTATCTAAGCCCTACTCCACCTTGATGTGCGATCAGCAACAAATCGAAGTGAAGTACACCCCAAACAACTATCAAGGCTGGGGCATTTGTAAGTCTTTTAACGCCATCGAGTGCAGCGACTTCGGCCAAGCCGACGCAGAAGTATTCGCACTCAACGCAGAATCAAAACTCAGGATAAAAGGAGAAGCAGCATGAACCCAATACAAGCAGCAACAGTAGAACGTGAAGAAGGTTATTGGACCCATCCCGATTTGCCCGAGTGGGATGAAGGTGTGACCCGTGTGGAGTGTGAAGCATGGGCAGCACGCCAAGGCGGCGAGTTTGTGGCGATTTGGTTTGAACTCGATGCCCCTGAAAACCTCATCGAGCGCTACTTTGACGAGGGCGACACCGATATCAGCGATTGGCAACCCGTTTGCGACAAGGCCGGCTCATTCTTGCTGAGTATTCACGACACAGAGGATGGCCCCGTCGCGCTGTTCTTCGCCCCGAAGGACAAGGAAGTGGCAACGGAAGGTAAATGACCTGACAGCAAAGAGAGGAGTTAGAAGGTAATTGCACCACAAAAATCAACGCTGAAGGCATTTATGTTCCTGCGATGGAATCGGCCTAAGCCCAAGTAAACATACAAACGTCATAGCAAATAAGAGAGGCTATTATGAAAAACACAGCAAAGTTAATGAAGGCACGCGAATGGGCTAGCCGCGAGTTCACTAAAGGGTCAATGCCGCAAAATAGAACCATTTCTACGTGGATATTGAAAGGTAAAATTCGTGGTGCCGTTATTAGTGGCACTGTCTATGTGTATGAGGATCAGTATTTTGGCGTTCCGCAGGTTGTCAGTAATGCGGTTATGCATCTGGTCGCGGAATCGGTGTAAGTATCATGGTGCGCCCAAAAAAGCCGGTAAATAAGAATCTTCCTTCATATCTAAGATATGAAATCGACTCTGGCGTTTACCGCTTTACCCTGATTAACGGTATTAGGAAATCACTGGGTAAAGATAAAATCCAAGCAATACAGATAGCAAATGAATATAACCGGATCATGCGCCCAAGTTCTGGGTTGATTGTAGATGACCTGATAAAGGCTTCTGGCGGTATTGAATCTGAGCAGCAACTTCCTTTTGCTGATCATGTTGACCGTTTGATGGAGATCATTTTCAAAGAGGAGTCACCCAGTAAGCAATTCGCTAGCACTATGCTAAACGATGCGTCGAGAGTGAAGGAGTACTTCAAGGCTATACCAAGCCAGGATATTGGCCTTGAGCATATTAATGGATTTCTTAACCAGTACCATCCTAACGCGAGTGCGAATGTGCATAATCGCAAACTGGGTTTCATTGAAAAGTTGATTAATTACGCCATTGATCAATCGCTGATGGTTGATAACCCTGCCGCCAAAAAGATGAAAAAGCGTAAAACCAAAGGCAAAGAACGCCAACGCTTAAGTTTGGATGCTTTCAAACTTATCCACGCTGCGGCGCCACTTTGGTTACAAACAGCAATGGAGTTAGCGCTTCAAGCATCACAGGCAAGGTTAGAAATTTCTCGAATTAAGTACAGCATTAAAAAACCTAAGGATGGGCAATGCGGCTGTATTTGGTTTGAGGCTCCGGTTGATGGGATTTATGGAACGCTGTTTATCCATAGGCAAAAAGTTGAGGAAAAGGAAGCTAGCCATGTCGCTATCCCTATTGGTCAGGAGATTAAAGGGATTATAGATAGAAGCCGTGATGGGATTTTATGCCCGTATGTTGTTCATCGGGTTCCTGAGCGAAATACTAGGCAAAGCGCTGAAACAAACCATCGTTATCAGCTTGATCCAAACTACCTTAGCAGAGCATTTTCTGCAGTAAGGGATGACATTGGATTATTTAGTCACCTTGAAGTTAATCAGCGGCCGACTTTTCATGAAATCCGCGCCCTATCTGCAAGACTGTTTTCGGATATGGGGATTGATCCTCAAGGCCGCATGGCGCATACCGATTCGAAGTCTACCAAGGTCTATGTTCGTGACCATTTGGAATGGACTGAGGTGCCACATGCAGAGATTAACATGGCAAATTAG